ATAGTTCCCAATTTGCCAATTTGCGCGTTTTGCTTTTGCATGATCTGCATTTGGCGCTGTTTTAGGTACGTATCTATGCGCTCTTGAAGGGCAGGATCTTGTTGCACCTTTTGGGCGATGTCAGGCTGTTGAAGCCATTGTTGGAAAATCTGTAGTTTCGCCTCGTGCGCGTCACCTTCTTTCACGTTGGGCGGTACACCGGCGTAAATCTCTGCGATTGTTTGCCGTTCCTCGTCCATTGCCTTCGCGGATGCCGTTTCCACGGGTAGCATGATGCTCTCTGCAGCGCCGGGGAGTATTTGCCCAACCGCTACTTGTAGCAGCTTCTCCGTGTCCAGAGTGCCGTTCCTGTCCAGCATACCGCCAAGTTCCGCGATTGCCTTCACCCGCTCCACCATTTGCTGGGGGTCTTGGGTGGCGACGTCAAACTGTAACCAAAAATCAAACCTCTCTCCCGCCGCTCCCTTGGCGAACTTCTGAATGTCGTTCACGCCTGTTACACGGAAGTACTCTTCGTCAGGGCCGTACTGTTGGTACAGATCGTAGACTTGATCCAATACTTGCTTTAGATGCCCGAACACTTTGTCCACGATTGCTTGCTGCTTGGCTTGCGCCTCAATGGGGTCAACACCGGCGGCATTTCGTCCGAAGTACCGGTCTGCGCTGAGAGTAATAAATCTGCGGATTTCAACAGAACCCGGATCAAAACGCGGGGTGTCCGCAAAGTGGGTCTCGCCCGGTGTGCGATATGGAACTTTTACGCCAGGGCCCCAGGCAGCTGGGGCTCTACCCATCGGGTGTTCAAGGGGCGGCAAGGTCGCTAGGGAAGTGCGGTCTATCACTGCGTCCGTCTCTACCTTGAGCACTTGCTGAAGACTCTCGCACAACTCCGGGTAGCTGCGGGAGGAGTACATCCTTTTTGAAACTTCTTCCAACTTGGTGACCACGAACGGGTACTTGCCTGACCCGTAATCCAAGAGGGCGTGCTTGCCGTATAGTTCCGGTACTGCGCTGCACATGACCGTGCAGTAGATGCCGGGAATATCATCTTCGTCTAAAAGTCTTTGGTAACAGTAAATCACGTCTATCGTCTGGTCATCCGTGCCGGAGGTATCCAGATTGTCGCGCAGTCTCCACTCGTTGCCGGTGTCGTCCGCTCCGCGAGCATTGGAATCTATGCACGCTTCCACCCACTCCTCGTCCCATTTCTCACTAGCCACTTTGGCTTTTAATTGTTCCGGAGTCATTTTCATGACGTGGAAACAGTATGGGGCTTGCTGGGGATCAATAGTCCATGATGGAAAGAATACGTCTTCGTCAGGAGTGAGAGCCTTTATGCGCGGTTGATTTATCACCTGTCGCGTTATAGGCACTGTGGTCTCGCCGTCCTTACGCAATTCGCGGAGCATGGCTTTACCCTTGGACTTGCTCACCTTGAAATTCTCTTTCAGTAACTCCACCAACTGAGCGTCCATTGAACCATCAGCAATTATCTGCGCCATCTCCGGCATGGCTTGAGCAATCTCATCCATCTTTATCGCTTGCTGCTGCTTCAGGTCGTGGCTGTCCCAGTACACGTAGCTGATAGCCAACCCCTGTCCGAACAGGTGGTTCAAGGATAGTTCGCACTGAGTATAGAACTCATTCATGCGTGAGTTAATCAGCCAGCGCAGGAAGTTGCTGATTACCGCCGCTCGTGCCACGTCGTTGCTTTCGGTGGGCGTAGCAACGATGTGAGCGCGGCGGATGGCATTCATGCACATTGCCACCCTGCACCCGATCAGTTCGTCAGCAAGTCTTACCTCTTGGTCGCTTGCCCCGTTCCAAGGAAATACCTCGCCTGTGGAAGTCAGGGAAGTGTGCTTCTTGAAGTCACTGGATTTACCCGCCCATTGGCAGTTTCGCACATCCCAATCGCGCTGGCGGCGGTCTAGCCATTCGCCAAGGTCGCTCTGCGTAGTCTTGTACGCCTGAATCAGATAATCTACGTCCGGTTCTTTAGACGCGTACAGGAGTTCTGGATCGCTTGCATCCATAGTTGCATTGCAAAACTACAATACGACTCAATAAGCGTCAACTAATATCCACCACCACCCGTGGTCTGAAGCATGTTGTGGGTGACGTACTCCGCTCCACTGGTGACGAGATACCGAATACAGTCCGGGTAGTCTTTGAAATGTTCCGCCGAACCTCCCGTTCCCGTATACTCCATGAGGCTGGTGATGGTGTTGTCGCATTGATCGCTGACGTAGAGCTTCGGGCAATTCTTCTCCGTGAGCGGTTCCGCCTCGTCCCAGCTAAGTAGGTCGTTGATAGCGGCGCACCCGCTCTCAATCTCCTGTCCCGGCGCGGCGCGGAATACGAACCCCAAGTCGGTCATGCTGTTTATGATGTTACTAGTACCTTCTTTGGTACGTACCGTGGCAGCGCCCATCCGTGGGTCAACTATGCGCTCAAATATTTCTTCCCCCTGCTCTTGATCCTTGAAGTAAGTGGAGTAGTCCGCATATCCCCAGCCCAGAGGCTTTTGACCGGGGCCGGGTTTCCCCGTGGAACGTCCCGCCCCGTTTACGTGGGGCAATGCCCATGCTCCCATCGTCTGGTCGGGGAACTCCCGATAGACGTAGATGTGTCCCGTATCCATTACAGCCGCCCAGATGGCTACCCAGGGCTTGCTGCCAGCGGGGTCACAAGAAAGATAGCGGGTAACCCTCAGAGTCGGATCTTTAATGAACGGTATCTGGTCGTGCGGTATGACGTTCACCTCGCGGTTGAACTTCGGGAAGCGCCCATGAAAACTCTTGCTCGGTATGCCGAAAAGTCTGGCGAGCTTCACTTCCAAGGACTGCTTGGAGTAAGTGCGGATAAGCTCACCCGAATCAATAAATGGACTATGCTCGCTCCACCAGTTGTATATCCGGCAATCGGGCCAATTGGCGCTTATCTGCTCCACGGGGAGGTCTCTACCAATCAACTTGGAGTACCGCTTCTCCACCACTTCAGCCCCCTTTAAGAGCGTGTTTATGAGTGGTGTCCAACCCTGCAATGTAGTGAAGGTCAAAATCAGTCTGCCGTGAAAGTCGGTAAGGCGAGCGAGCAAAGTGTTGAAAATGTCCTCACTGATTTCTTCGTCACATGCTATGCAGTGAGCGTTCCAGCCCTCAAATATTTGGGCATCCGCCATGTACTGCCGGTAATTATTGAAAAATACGGTGCTTCCCCGCTCCACGGTATCGTCAGACGGTGGCAAAATCATCTTGTTGTCGCTATAGCCATTCTTCTGACTGTAGAGCAAACTGTGGTTCACGCTCTTCTTGCTGCCACGCTTGTAACGCATGGGCAATGCGGCGTGCAGATACTTCTGGGCATCCGATATGCTACGCTCCTCGCTGACGTGCATACTACGCAACTCGGCTTCCGGTATCTGCATAGCCATGTGCATAAGCATACGGGATGCAAAGCAGGATTTGCTGCTCCGGTTCCCTCCAAGTATGATGTGCAACTTGGTGTCGTTCCATGTTTCCATCACCCTGCGCCATGAGGGCAGAGTCCATCCCCATGCTATGGGATCGTCCTTTTCCGCCTTCGGCTGGTCTAGCAACAGCCTGGTGAGCGTCTCAGCTTGCGCAGGATCTCGCTCCGTCAGTTCGTCCACCTCATAGTCGCTGAGAGCGCATACCAAGTTTCCCTTGTCATACCTCAACTGACCTTCGGGCCACGGTATGCCGAAGTACGGGTCTATTTCATCTGCGTAGGTTATACTAGCCACGATTCACCATCTCACATGCCACCACTAACGCCGCTTCAAGCGTTGCAGCCGGGATCTCCTCATCTCCAACGAGCCAGCTTCCCGTATCCGATTCAAGGTTTCCCGGCTTAATTCCAATGGTTTCGGCCCAAGGAGTTTCACACAGGACGCGCAACCCTTCGCAACGGTATGAAGTGAATACCTCCCGAACCTTCGCCAACGATACGCGTTCCACACCCCTAATTGTCGTTGGCGACTTTGTTGTTGAACGCTTCCCATATGCGCATCGCGGTGTCTGGGTCGTACACCAGTTTGCCATTCACCTCAACGCCACCGTGCTTCACTATGCCACGCAACCACTGGCGAAAATCATCCACTTGT